GGAGGCTGCGCAGTGATCACGACTTATACATCCAGAGACGCAGAGGCGTGCGCCTATCTGTCGGCACTGGTAACGGTAGAGCTGTGCGCCGAGGTGCATCGCAAGGGTAAAGTGAACACGGCGATCCGCCGATGCGTAAACCGGCTGCTGCCGGGACTGGTAGAGCACAAGCGGGTATATCTGATTTTCAAAGGTCTGGCCAAGCAGCCATTTCCCGCGGGGTGCCTGCATCACCTGCGGCGCATGCTGGAAGAGATGGCGGGCGGGCAAGTGGTGCTGGAAGAATGATCAAGCTCGAATTCCTCACCGAATGCGACACCCAGCACGGCGCTTACTACCTGCAGGACCGTGGTTACAGCGTCAAGCTGATGGGCAAGGCCCTGGTGGTGGATAAGCCTGACCCGGCAGACTTGGCTCTAGTGATGACAACTTATCGGGCGTTTACTGTGGACTTGGCGGAGGATGACGCATGCGCATGATACTGGCGGTTATCGTGGTTTTGGTGATTGGGGTAGGCCCGCACTGGCAGAAGTACAAAGCCGAGAAGATCTCAGCCTACCAGGCCCAGCATGGCGGAGACGTCTGCGAGGTGAACAACGTGCTGATCGGGGTGGAGTGCCGCCCCTTTACTCGGGCAGAGCTGGAAGCCAAGGAGCAGGCCGAGGCCCTGCAACGCTGGAGTGATCGCGTGGCGGATGCAGAGGCCCGCAAGCGGGTGGCGCAGCAGATGGAGGATATTTTAGTTTATGGGAAATAGAGCTTGCGTTTAACGTCAGCAAGCAATATTCTGCAACTGAGACGAACGAACTTACACGGGTCGCTAACCCGTACCGAAGCAACACCGAGAGGCGTAGCGGAGGTTTCAGAGCAGGCACTGGCAGTAGCCGATACGCCGCCATAGCTCGCCGGACGCTGTAACCGGCATAGTTTCCCCCGACAAGGAAACAGACAGGAGGTGATCCGTCTCAAGCCAGTGGCATTCTGGCAAGCTCCGAGCACCACCGAGAGGCGTAGCGAAGAGCACACAACTGAGGTTGCATTGTCCGAGCAAGGGCTATACCAGTTTGAGCCTGGAGCTTCCGCCAGCGTTGTTTCGCTATTGCGGTCGAAGTGAGCAGAGATAATCGCCCGTTCGATTCGGGCACCGGGAACAGTGCAACCCCAGTTGTGGAATATCCTGTGCACTGCCAACCTTTGCCCCTCAAATGAGGGGCTTTTTTATTGCGGCGCGAAAAGTGGTAGACTTGACGGTAACTTAGCGGTAATGAGCGAAAGATGATGAAGAAGCTGACCGAGAAGCAGGAGGCGTTTTGCCGGGCCTTTGTTGAGACTGGCGAGAAGACTACCGCTTACAAAATGGCCTACAGGGCCGACAAGATGAAGCCAGCAGTGATCGCCGTAAAGTCATGCGAGCTGGCATCCGAGCCGCACGTATCGGCCCGCATCGAGGAGTTACGAGATGCCGCCAAGGAACGGAACAAGATAACGCTAGACACCCTCCTCAGGGAGCTGGAAGAGAACCGCCAGGCCGCACTCTGCGCCGAGACCCCCCAGGCTGCTGCCGCCACTGCCGCCACCATGGGCAAGGCCAAGTTGCTGGGGCTGGATAAGCAGATCATCGATCTCAAGTCCTCCGACGGCAGCATGACCCCCAAGGGCGCCATCAACATCGGCGAGCTGTCCGACTCTGCAATGGCTGAGATACTCAAGGCGCGCGATGCTGCTGACTCCTGATGTGCTCGACCAGATAGAGCGGGAATACTGCTCTCGCTCACTGGCTAACTTCGTGCGAAGGGCGTGGCAGATACTGGATCCCGGAATGCCGTTGGTGTGGGGTCCGCACATGGATGCGGTGTGTCTGCACTTGGAGGCTGTCACCAAGGGGCAGATTAACCGACTACTGATCAATATCCCCCCTGGCACCTCCAAGTCATCGCTGGTTTCAGTGTACTGGCCAGCTTGGGAGTGGGGGCCGAAGGGTATTCCCACCAACCGGGTTATCGGGGCATCGCACGAGCAGAGCCTTTCTGTGCGAGACTCGACCAAAATGCGCCGCTTGGTTACTGACCCGTGGTACCAGAAGCTATGGCCCACCAACCTGATGCGGGACAACAACCAGAAACTGAGCTTTGAGAACGAAAGTACCGGCTTCCGCCAAGCCTGCGCTGTACGCTCAATGACTGGCCGCCGTGGCGACAGGGTGATCTGGGATGACCCGCACAGCGCCGAGGATGCCCACAGCCCAGCAGCGCTGATAGAGGCAGAGCGGATATTCAAGGAGACATTGCCGACTCGCCTGGTTAGCCCTGAGCACTCCGCTATCGTGATTGTCATGCAGCGCCTGAACGAGAATGACGTTTCCGGCATCATTCTGTCCGACGACTATGGCTATGAGCACCTATGCTTGCCCATGGAGTATGAGCGCGACAGGCACTGCAAGACCTCGATCGGCTGGGAGGACTGGCGCAAGGAAGAGGGCGAGCTGCTATTCCCCGACCGGTTCCCGGCGCACGTCGTTGAGCGCGACAAAAAGCTCATGGGTAGCCACGCCGTTGCGGGTCAGTTCCAGCAGCGCCCAAGCGCCAAGGGCGGCTCTGTATTCCTTGATCATGGTCAGCGGTTCTACCTGCCAAAGGACATTCCTGAGAAGTTCGACCAAGTGATCTGCTCCTGGGACTGCACGTTCAAAGATACCGACGGGTCAGACTACGTGGTAGGCCAAATTTGGGGTCGCAAGGATGCCAACTGCTACCTACTTGACCAGGTGCGAGACCGCATGAGCTTTACCAACACCAAAAAGGCTGTGGTCTCGCTCAAGGCATCGCGTGACGACATTCGCGCTGTACTGATAGAGGACAAGGCCAACGGCCCGGCAATCATAGACTCGCTCAAGATGGAGGTGCCCGGGTTGCTGCCGGTTGAGCCTGACGGGTCAAAGCTGGCCCGAGCTCATGCCATCACCTATCTGTGGGAGGCTGGCAACATCTATCTGCCGCACAAGGACATCGCGCCGTGGGTGACCAGGTTGACGGATGAGATGTCGTCATTCCCGTTCGGTGCAAATGACGACCAGGTTGACTCAATGACCCAGGCTGTCCGCCACCTGTACCCGGTGCGCGGCAAGATCAAGATCTCGGCAGAAGCCAAGGCCCGCGCCATGCGGTATCCTATGGGCAGGCGGTAGCCACCACACTTACAAGGAGCGCCCCCATGTGGCCATTTGACAGAAAGAAGACCAAGCAGGCAGACACCGACAAGGTTACGGCTACCGCTCGCGCCGAGGAGTGGAGCAATAATCGCAAGCTCTCCATGCGCCGCGCCGTGATGAAGTCCATGGAGCGACGAGACAGCGACAGCGCTAAGAAGTGGGCACCTCCCCAGCTCATGCCCGGCGTAGTCCCTGCCGGCACCACTCCGGCTGTAGCCATGGACTCCCTCTGTGGCCCGACTTACCAGTTTCTGAACTCGGCAGCCGGCGGGCTTTATGCGGCTAATATCCAGCCGTTCCCCGGTTACCAGAACCTGGCGGCGCTGGCCACTCGGGCGGAGTACCGGGCCTTTGCCTCAACCCACGGCAACGAGCTGACCCGCGAGTGGATCGAGATAACGAGCAAGAGCCGCAAGGACGCCAAGGCTCTGGCCGACAAAATCAAGGAACTGGAGGAGGCGTGCGAATACTTCAACCTGCGCAACGTGTTCCGGCAGGCCGCTGAGCAGGAGACTCTATTTGGCCGCGGGCAAGTGTCCATCAACATCAAGGGCGCCGATATATCGCTGCCGCTGATACTGGACCCCCGCACCATCCAGCAGGGCAGCCTGCGAGACTTCACTACCATCGAACCGATGTGGACAAGCCCCAGCGCCTACAATGCGCTCGACCCGACTGCGCCAGACTTCTACAAGCCAAACACTTGGTGGGTGCTGGGCCATGAGATGCACGCCTCCCGCCTGCTGACAATTATCACCCGCCCGCTGCCGGACATGCTCAAGCCTGCGTACAACTTCTCGGGCATGTCGCTGTCACAGTTGGCCCAGCCCTACGTGGAGAACTGGCTGCGCACCCGCCAGTCAGTCAGCGACTTGGTGGACAAGTTCTCCCGCACTTTCCTCAAAACCAACATGGCCCAGGTGCTTAACGGCGGAGAGGGTGGAGACGTCTTCGACCGCATCGAGATGTACGTCAACATGCAGA